ACTTGACAACGCGTAATGTCGCTCCCGTAGAGACTGGTTTCACGGAAAGCGAACTCAACTCAGTTAAACGGTGGCGTCGCGTCAGGGTGGCCTGATATGAGTCAGATAGAAGCGCGTGGAGTTTTAAAAACCAGAGCCTATTTTGCGGGCATGGTTAAGCGAGCGGAAAATTTTCATTCCCAGTTGAAATGGGCACGCGACGAAATCAAAAAAGCAAATCGAATGAACTTTACTACTGGTGGTGTGGCGTCTACTGGGAAAAAGTGGAACGCTTTAGATTTGGAATACCAGTCGTGGAAGATACAACGGTACGGTAATTTGCCTACGATGATCAGGGAAGGCGATTTGTTCCGTCAGTTGACCACCCTGTCCGGTCGGGTTAACCACATCGGATTGAAGAACGCTCAGTTCGGAACCGATTTAGAATATGCAAAGTTCCATCAGGCAGGTACAAAATTCATGCCAGCCAGAAAGATTGTGTTCGTCCCCAAAGGATTTGCCCGCGGTCTTGGATTAGAAGTAGCAGATTATTTGGTGTATGGTCAAAAGGGTACGAGAACGTACAAGAAACTAAAAGCATTGGCGTTTGACTAATGGTTGCAACAATGGAAGGCCCAGCAGCGGCCAAGAAATATGTGAACGATTTTCTTGCGGCTGACATGCCGACAAGATTATTGAACTATCGAAACACGTTGGGTTTGTCGGATAGCGAACTTCCAAATCCAGTCAAATATTTGACGTTTGAACCGTTGACTTTAGACAACTGGCCGACGTTGATTACGTTGGTGGAATCGACCAGCCAGATTGTTAGACATTCCAATGAACCGGGAATGGATGTTCTGTATGAGGTCAAATATTTGATGCGTACCTATTGTTGGGTGCGGGCCACGGGGGCCAGCGAGGTGACGGTTGCCCGAGACAATATGACAATGGTGGTAAGGGATGCGTTGCTGGATCGACCGGCACTTCGTATCGCTGCGGTGGCTGGAGCCGCATGTGAGATCAAAGTCGATGAGGGAACGATTACCGAAGACTTTTCTGATCTTACGTTACTAAAAGGTGAACGCTTCCTTGCGGCTTCGTTTCTATCGTATGAATTGAGTCTGTACGAATCTATCGGTCGTGCGAATTTGGGAACGATGCTAACTGGTGTGATTAATGAATCTCAGATCGAAAAGGTTCCCAATGCTCCCACCATACTTAGGGGAACTGCTGGGAATATTCAAGTGTCTCTCGCTTGGAAAGCACCGACCTACGACGGCGGTGGAACTCCGATTGCTGGTTATGTGATCCAGTTCTCCACGGATAAGGGAACTACTTGGGCGACGGTTGTTGCAAATACAGCGAGTTTGAACCCGGTTCATGTTGTTACGGGTTTGACTAATGGAACTTCTTACATTTTTAGAGTCGCTGCTTTAAACGCTGCTGGAACGGGTGCATATTCGTCTGCATCATTAAACGCCATACCTTCTGTTTGATAACCATGTATGGGTGCTAATATAAAAAGCGGACACAGATACATGCAATGAAAGACCTTCAGAACCATGTAAGATTTGTCAACAAAGTTCGTTCATCGGCTCATCAACACGGAGGCGCGGGGAATGCCCGGAATCGTAATAAATACCGCAACTAGAAGCGGACCAACAGCAACTGGAGAAATCCTTTCAGCGCAATCGTTTATGGTGGGTACCACCGAACGTGGAAAGGCTTCAGAGCCTACCTTGCTTCGGAACCTTACCGAGTACACGAAGTATTTTGGTAAGTATGTATCAGGAAATATGCATACTAGCATTCAGACCTATTTTGAAGAGGGGGGAGCGCGCCTGTATCTTCAGCGTGTTGTGGCTGACGATGCTGTAGCGGGTAGCCGTGCTTTCGTTAATTCTGCCGGTTCTACGGTTGCTACATTTTCCGCCGCCGATGTTGGGGCGTGGTCTGCGAACTTGGATGTTCAGATTGTGGCTGGTGATGTTTCCGGTGTTCGTGTCAAGGTGTTTCTTGATGACGTACTCGTATTGCACACTAACGATTTGACTACGCTTGATGCCTTGATCACCGCTGTTAATGCGGAAGAGCCTACTCGTCATTTGGTTACAGCCACTAAAGAGGCGGGGGCCACAACCATGCCGGTGGCGACTTCTGCGTTGGCTATGTCTGCTGGCGCTGACGGAACATTGGTTACTGATGCGTCAGCAACTGACAACTATGTTGAGGGTTTGGCGCTACTTGGAAAAGATCTTGGTCCGGGTTCAGTTTCGATTCCCGGTATTGCAACTTCTAACTCTTATTGGCACGCACTGATTGATCATGCGAAAACAAATGACCGGATTGCCATTTGTTCGTTTACTGAGGCTAGCAGTCATACGACTGTCAAGTCTACTTTGAGCGGTGCTTCCCCAACAATTTATGCTGATGATGACGCCCAATATGCGGCCTTCTATTATCCGTGGGTGAAGATTCCCGATCCGGCCAATGCTGGATTGACGGTCACTTTGTCGCCTGAGGCTTATGTTCAGGCAAAGCGTTCCAAGGCTGCTAACGCGGCTGGAGGCCCGTGGCGTGTTGGCGCTGGCGCTATTTCAGAAGCGAGGCATGTTACTGGTTTGTCCATGCCGTCAGGTACGTTTATGGACAAGGCAACTGGTGATGAATTAGATAACTCTCGCATCAATGCGTTGCGAATCATCAACGGCAAGGTTCGTGTTTATGGTGCCCGTTCTGCTTCTGCGGCTGAAGCAGATTGGCGATTCATTACTTCACGGGACACGATCAACCACATTGTTTATCTGGCTGAGATAGCGTTGGAGCGTCACACGTTCTCCACTATCGACAGTCGGGGTGGACTGTTTTCAGCCATCAGAGGTTCACTGGTCAGCATCTTGGAACCGATTAAAAAGTCTGGTGGCCTGTACCCGGCCCACGATTCGTCGGGGGCAATGATCGACAATGGTTACAAGGTAACTGTTGGTAACATCAATAACCCGACTGTTAGTTTAGCAACTGGTCAAGTCACCGCTGATGTTGCAGTCAGGGTGTCCGCTGTTGGTGATAAGATTACTGTCAACATCACGAAGTCCAACCTTACGGCTGGCGTACTCTAAACAGGGAGTGAATAAATGAAACTAGCACAGAGGCAGATTGTCGGTAGGCTTGAACCCGCTTCGGTTCATGGTATACCGACTCCTCCTAACTTCACTGGGTATTTTGCTCAGGTGTCTGGTGGTGAGATCACGGCTTCAGTAGAGAAGGTGTTTGAGGGCAAAGAGAAGTTCCCTACAACCCTGTGCGCTCCTGCCGAGGTTGGCGATGTTACTTTGACTCGTCATTTCGATCCTGAGCGTGATGGTGCCTTGATTGCTGGTTTGCGTGGACGGGTAGGCACGGCGTATTACAACGTCTTTATTGATGAGACGGATTGTGATCTCGTAGTGTCGGATTCTACACACAACCGAATGTTTACTGAGGCTCTTGTTGTCGGTTTGACTGAGCCTGATGGTGATGCTTCTTCGGGAGCGCCTGCGACCTTCAGTATTACTATGGCTATTGGTGGCTTGGCAGAGGGTTCTGGAAATCCCCAATAATTTTCATTTAGGTTATTAACTTAAAACTTGATACCCCGGTAACGGGGTGTTACTATCTGGATGTCATGACAACGTCCAATGGAGAAATATATTATGGCTGATGAAACAGTAACGAAGACTATTACCTTTGATGTTCCAGACGAAGGTTCGGAACGACTCAAAGAAAAAGAAGCAAAGCCTTCAGTTCTGGAACAGTTGCGTAATGTTGTTGAACAGAAGGTTGAGCGGGACGAAATCGAAATTAATGTTCCTGAGCGGGAAGGTGTTTCGGTTCGATTTTCTCCGAATGTAACCCAGCAGCAGTTGCGTGCTTGGCGACGGAATTCAGGTGAAAATAGCAAGGATGGATTTGATCCTTTGAAGTTTGCTTGCTATGTCGTTGGTTCGACTTGTACCGCGATTTTGATCAACGATGAGGTTGCCGAAAATCCAACAAATGGAATTGCTCTCACGTTTGCTTCTGATGCGATTCTTTCGATGACTAGTGATACTCGTCCGATCCCTGATGGGATTAGGAACTTTTACGGTATTGATCCTCATTTGGAAGCCACGGCGTTGGCGATTTTGGATGCTGCCGGTTATGGAGATGAGATTGATGAAATAAACCCTACGGAACGGTAATAGAATATTTAGCAGAAAATCCTATTATCGAAACAGCCGCACGGTTGGGGGAAGTATTTCATACTGATCCGATTCAACTTTTGGATTGTTCCGAGGAGGATTGGATGATTCGGATAGCATGTGCAATGGTGATAGCCGCTGATCGCGAGAAGCAAGAAAAAGAGGCAGAGGCGGCACGCAAGGTCAGGCGTAGATGAATAGAAAGTAACGTATTATGGCTATAGAGCAGAAGGTAGTCATTAGGGTCGAAATCGACCCGGATATGACTAAGGCTGCTGCGGTCAATGCGTTTCTAAGCGCCCTTGATAAAAGACTAGATAAAACTAATAAGAAATTAAATAAAACTAGAGATCTGTTGAAAGACGGTGTGGCTTTTCACCTTGGCCGTGCTGCTAGGAAAATGGCCGATTTCGGTAAGGCGATTCTCAAAGTTAACTTCAAGGGTCTAATCGTTGAGTTGGGTTTGATCACGATAGGTCTTGTAGCCATGAAGGGGGCGTTGGCTGCTGGTAGGGGAATCATGCGCGGGTGGAATAGCACCGTCAGTTTCCTTAAGGTAACTACTGCTGGTTTCACTGCGAGCATTGTCGCTTTGGTTTCTGCATTGACGGCTGCTAACAGGCAGTTTCAGCAGACTCAGTTGTCTCCTTTTATTGGAGGTATGCAAAACGCCCGTGAGGCAATGGGTGCTTTGCGTTCAGAGTCTCTCGCCCCCATGGGGGTGCAGAATGTTTCGGGAACGGCTGCGATGCTTAGCCGCGCTGGAATAGACACCAGAAAGCAAGCCGCAATTATGAGGGAAATGGCAAATATTTCCAGCGGAGATCCTAAGGCTTTTCAAGCAATGTCGCAAGCCGTAGCGACTGTTCAAAGCAGTGGGTCAACGAAAGCAGGGGTTGACGCTCTTAAGGGTTTAGGTCCGATGTTTAAGAATGTGGCCGGTCAGGCTGGTTCCATGAGCGCTCAAGAATTTATGAAAGCACTCGGCAGCGGCGGTTTGACGCCTGAAGCATTTCAAGGTCAGATGCAGAGAATTAACGAAACCTTGATGGGTGGATTCAAGGGGATGGTCACCAAGTTGTATGTGGCGTTGGCTGATATGGGTCTGCCCTTTTTGGATCCGTTGCGTAATGCTTTAGCCCAAATCGAACACATTTTTCTTCGGACTTTGTTTCGGGTTACCGGCGCGATCCATGCGTTTGGTTTGGAAACTTTTGTTCCGAAGTTGATTAGTGGTGTGGAACGGTTTACTAATTGGTGGGTCAAACTGATCGTTAATGATCTTCCAAGACTGATGGAAGTGTACGGAAAGATTGCTGATTGGTGGAGGAATTTCACTGCTGGAACTGGTCAGTGGTTTGGCAGGCTGGGCGCGGGGATGGACAAGTTCAAGGAGTCCGGTGAGGCTGCTTGGGAATTTTGGAAGAATATTTTTAAGGAGATTGGCGGCTTCTTTGGGGGTCGTTTCAATGAGTACGATAAAGATATTATTAAGAATAGGAAAGAGTTTGAAATGTTCGGTACGTCACTTGGCAGGGTGATTGCTGGAATTTTGGGTGTGGTGACTGCTTTCAAGGATGAGTTCATGAACATGCTGCCTGAACTCAATGATTTCTTTGCTTTCTTAACTTTGGATGTTTTTCCTGTAATGCAGGATTTTGCTGAACAGTTTGCTAAGGCGTTCAAGTCTGCGCTTCCTGTTATTCGCAATATTGTTTCGGCTTTCTTACCTTTGCTAAAACTTCTGAATGGTTTGATTGGTGGTTTGGGTGAAGCGAACATGGGTTTGGGTGTTTTGTTTGCTGGCTGGTTGACTATGACTCAGGGTGGTCGTGGGATGATGTCAGCGACGCGGGGGGGTTTCATGGGTAGGGCTGCTCCTGTTGGCGGTCAGGGGGCTATTTCCCACAGGATGGGTCAATGGGCAGGCGGCGGTCAGCAGGCGGCTGCTGCTCGCGGGGCGGCGGCGGCGTCGGGCGGCGGTTTCTTTGCGACCCGCGCTGCCGCAAACCAACCTCCCGCCGCACCCGGAACGGGTCCACCAAGGGTATGGGATCCTAAGACGAAGTCAATGGTGCCGAACCCAGCCTTTGGACCCACCGCGGCGGCGGCGAAGAATGGATGGTGGCAAACGACTACTGCGGGCAAACCGGGTGGGATGATGCAGGCCATGAAGGGCCGCATGGGTATGGGGACGATGATCGGTGGAATGATGTTGGCTCAACTGGTAGGTGGCATGGTTGGCGGCGATACCGGTCAGACTATAGCGAACACGGGTTCCATGATGGCTATGGGGTCGATGCTTGGTGTGCCGGGAATGTTGGCTGCGGGGGGACTCACTTTGGGTAAGACCGCTTGGGACGCTCGCACCACGGGGGGCGGCATCGGGGCGGGCATCGGTGCTGGTGCGATGACGGGTATGGCAATAGGTTCGATTATTCCGGGTGTAGGAACAGCGGTGGGTCTGATCGTCGGCGGAATTATTGGTGGCCTCACTGGCGGTGGTCTTGGTGGTATAAAGGGGCACTTTAACCAAAAAAAGTTGGCAGAGTCAGGTAGGGCACTTGCCAGTGAGATTGTTGTTGGTTTATTCGGTGAAATAGATAAGGCCACATCGTCCGACTCAATTTCAAGTATTGTTAAGGAGTACGACACACTTCTTGCGAACGATACTGTATTAACGGACTTGGCGAAACAGGAGGGTGTTTCAAAGTCTGCCTTCAAGGCGGAACTCTTTGCTGCAAGAAACTCTTTGGCCGACCGTGCAGCAGCGTCAATAATCTTAATAGGCCAATCCGTTGGCACACTGGCAGAAATGACTGGTGAAAGTGCTTTGCTGATTGAAGAGAACGCTGAGCGTTGGGGTATCGCTCTGCAACTAGGCGGGCAGGCGGTTGACGATTACATCGCTGAAAGAAATAGTGGGTTCAAGCACACCACGGCTGAACAGATTTCTTCGATAATGTCCGGAGCGCAATATGACACGGTCTTTAACAGTCCGATGCAACTAGAACATCGCGGGAATAAAATGGCTCTAGAGACTAAAGCCGCAGCGAGCGCCCTCTTTGGCAGTATGCAAGACACTGGCGACATTGATATGGACTTGCTGGACGCTTGGAACCGAGCAGGGATGGCCGAATTGGCGGCGACGGGTATGAGTATACCCGATCAGATCGCAGCACAGGGGCGTGTCTATGCCAATCTGGGTAAAAACACAGGGGCGGACGGATGGGATATCGACTCCCCCCTTATACGGAAAATTCAAAACGACATGGGCGTAACTGAGGGTGGTACTGGTAAAGGCTTTGTAGATAAGACTTGGGAAGAGTTCAAAAAGTCGAACTATTATGCTCAGAACTTGACTGAAAGAGGCGGAAGTATGGGGTACACCGCCGACGAGATTGAAGCCGGTCAAAGGAAAATGTATGGCGCTTCGGATGGCGCGGAGCAGATGGCGATCTTTAATCAGATGATATGGTCTAAGGACGCTGATGCGTTGATCGCACACAAGAACGAAGTAGACTTGGACACTGAAGCATTGAAAGCCTTCAGGTTGCAACTCATGAACGGCAACTTGGACCTTGAGAACTACACCTTTGGTTATGATGGGCTGCGTCGTTTAGATAATTCGCGTCCACTTCATGATCGGGTCCATGAAGTGGAACGTTATGCCGGAGCAAGTGATGAAGAGATCTTGCAGTTGATAGAGTGGGGGGTGTAGCCGATGCCTCATAGACCCGGCAATATAGGACACGACGTTGAGACGAAAGAGGAGATTAAGTCTCTGGGCGCAAGGTACGCCACAGTAGTACAATTTTATGTAGAGAAGCATAATGGTGACTTGGAGATTCAGCAAGTTCATCAAGATCGTGCCGTCAAACTGTCACAGATACCTGTTATTGCAGATGCGGACAGAAAATTGTTTTGGCAGTCTGCCGATTACGAAAAAGCCAATGCGTTAACTTTTGAATTTCCGTTTGGGCCTAAAGATATTAAGTATGGAGCAAACGCTCTTGAATATTCTGAGGTTATGCGTCCAAGTCGTAAACCATTGCTTCGATCAAAGTTTCCCAAAAATCGCACGGTTGCTTTCACTTGTGTAATCGCTCACAAGGAGAGCCACGGATTTATGCCTTGCGAGGATCAATTGGCTATTTTGTATGCGATGGCGGAACAGGACAAAGACTTGGTTTTTTCTCACGGGGGAATAGCGTTGCCGTTCCACGTTAGGATGACTGGTCTCACTGTTACGGCGGAACAACGTAACAACAGTGGTTTGATAACACAAGCGAAGATTCAAATAAATCTCAAGGAATCTGTTACAATTAATCAAGAAATTGTTTTTATGACTGCTGTTCCACACGAACCAAAAGTAGTTACCGCTGGGGTGAACTCCGGCGTGGATCCAGAGGGTAGAGATTGGACGAATTCTCAGGGTGGCAGAGGCACCGATTCAGCCTTACATGCCAGCCCAATAATGGGTCAGGATGATGGTCAAATCGGACTGTTCAATCAGCCCCCCGTACTCATTGACATGGCTTCTTGGAGCGGGGGACCGCTTGTTTCTGAAGGATATCACGGTTAAATCTCATGGAGATTGTTGACGATTTTCTTATTTCTGCGACTGATTCTGATCGCCAAGTAGAGATCAATGAGTCGATCATCCGTATGAGTTGTGATTTGACGATGGATATGACCACACAGTTGTCACTTGATGTTTATGATCCGAATTTTAAGATGTTTAAGAACAACTATTTTCAGATTCGGCGTCCTTGTTCGTATGCCGGTTATCCGTATGAGATTGCTGCTGTTGAAATAAGTCATGAACCCGGCCAACAGGACACCGTGATTATTACTTGTCGTTCGCAAGTAGTTCAGAAATTGAAGCGAGAAAAGGGGCAAAGAACTTGGATAGGTATTTCGGCATCAACATTTGCTAAGCAAGTCGCAGAAGAACACGATCTGCAATATTTTATTCAAACGAGTGATAATAAAGATTCGATCACTCGTCAGCAGTCAGATAGTATTGATGAGAACACTTGGCAGGTGTTATCACGATTGGCTGGTGAATTAGATTATGTGTGCTTTGAGTCTTACGGTATGTTGTTTTTTACGTCAATGGAATTTTTGATGGAGCGTCAGCCGGGAATTCAATGCGATCTTGAATCAATCGCAGAAGACGATCCGTGGTTTTTGCACAGTGTTTCTTTCCGGGCCAGCGATGACTCCATGTCGGGAACGACATGCAGTTTTCAGGTGGGTAGAACAAACGGGCAGACTCTTCGTCCGGGTTTCAATGTCCAATTCAAAAATGCTGGAATATTTAGTGACAGAAAGTATCTGATTTCTTCTGTTACATGGTCGATGGGTACGAACGAACCGGTGCAGGCGCAGGCGAGAACTTTGGTTGAAACTGAAGATACGGTCGCTGATGGTTTTGGTGCGAGTAGTGGTGCAGGTACATCTCTTGGTTTGGGTGTGATTCCTTGGGGTTCGCGAGATTTGATGAGGGGAATGAGAGGAACGGATGTTAAAAGGTTGCAACTTGAAGTCGGTGTGCCAAGTTATGACCATGATGGAATATTTGGTCCGCAAACAGAAGGCTATGTTAAAAACTGGCAGTCTGTGAATGAATTAGGAACAAGGACAGTTACCAATGTTTCTGATGTGGATCCTGCTGATCGTCATTTCTTTGGTGCCACTACTGAAATTGTTACTTGGGTTGGGGACGGGATCATTGATGCAGATGATTGGATTGCCCTAACGAACGTACCGTTGACTTATAGGAATTTGATGCCGGTAGTGGAAGGTGTAGCCCAAAGTGTTGTGATGTTGACTGGCGGATACAGTTCTGCGACCAATAGTGAAGATGAGGCCGATTTTGTTATAGATTCTGCGGATCGCAGTTTCATAGAGCGACAAAACGGTTCCATGCAAGAAGTCGGGGCTAAGGTGAAAAAGTCAGAGCCAGACGACGAGCCAGTGGATACTTTTTCTCCTGAAGCCAGAAGGTCTTACTGGTAATGGCTGGGCCAAAGATCACACCGCAGAAAAGTCGTGGCACGCCGGGCACAAAATACGGATTCTGGCGAGCAGAGGTAATGAAGGTAACTGCTACTGCTGAGGATCCTTATCTGGTGTTCATCAAAATTGACCGTTTAGGCGTTGGGATCAACGATCCTGTTCCAGCAGATTATGTTGGTTCTCCCCCAAGAGTCGGTGATGTTCTCTGGTGTACTTTTATTGAGAATAATCAAGACACTTATCTGATCTTCAACACCCAGCATCAAGCCGGGGATGACATGACTGATGGGGTTGTTCGTTTTGGTGGACAGACAGAAGCAACTGGGGTAACTATCAAGATCGACCCCACAGAGTATGTCGGATCTAATCGTGCTTCAATAATGTTTGGTGATAATAGTGTGATAATGGGTACTGGCGGTGTAGGCGCACCCCTAGGGGATTGGTACGTCTATGACGATGACGCCGATCTCCACAACCTGTACCATACCGGCCACTCAGAGCATGTTAATGGTGGGTTGACTATCAGGGCCACAGGTACGCACACGCAGGGTACTGCGGGCACGTTTGAGCGGTACTTCCAGTTTGCTCCAACCTATGACTGGGGTGGATACGAACGGGGTGCCATCTTTAATAATAACCAGTATGGCGACTTCACGTTCTTTGGAACGATGTATCAGCGCAGTTGCCATCCCTTGTACGACAATCAATACTCACTTGGCTACAACGGAGTGCGATGGAGCGAGTTGTATTGCTCCAATGGGACGATAAACACATCAGATGAGAATGAGAAAACAGACATCGTTGACTCTGATCTGGGATTGGAATTTATTAAAGCCCTGCGACCGGTGAAGTACAAGTGGATCGAAACCGAGGGAAGGGCAGGCGTCAGGGCGCATTATGGCCTGCTGGGACAGGAGGTCGAAACAGCATTGGGGGACGCTGCTTCCGACACGGCTATCTGGACTAACGCACTGATTGAAGCACGCCCCGAAATGGCGGGTGATCCTGAACGCAATGTTCCTCATGTTGCCGCCGTGGAAGAGCACTACGAACAGGGATTGAGATACACGGAACTGATCTCGCCCATGATCAAAGCAATACAAGAGTTAACTGCCCGCGTTGCCGCTTTGGAAGCCGGTTAGAAACTATACTAATTCTAAGATAACAACTAGACCTAGTGAGGTGTTTAAAGTGTCACTACCAGCAAAGAAGAATGTTGATCTTTCGCTGCTTCATCCACGCTTCTTAAAGCGATTGGAAGCCTTTTTTAATGATCCGCGCATCAGCGGGCGAGTCCAAATAACTAGTGGATGTCGCACCTATGCAAAACAGAAATATTTCCATGATGGCTATAAAAAGCGTAAGGCTGGATTTAATTTAGCCGCTGATCCAAATCGCCGTTTTGGACCTAAAGCCTTGAATGGTATAGGGATTTGGCGTGGAAGTTGGCACATGGAACAGGACGACGGATTTTGCTACGCGGTCGATTTCGGTTTGTGTGGTAATGGAATAAAGAAGTGGGAAGTAAACAATATTGCAAAAGAGTATGGAATGCATCCGACGGTTCGTGGGGAGTGGTGGCATCACCAGCCGCGGGCCTCTACTGATTGGTTTGATGCTCCGGCTATGACTGGTGTGGGAGTTAAGGAAGAAGCAAAAGAACCGGTTATGGATTGGGGAGCATTGTTGAGGTATCTCGCTGCTCTCACCGCTGAGATTAGAACAAATCCGATTCGGAGGAAAGAGCGTTCGGATCGGGTGAAGGTGTTGCAGCGTCGGTTGGGGGCTTTGGGTATTGATTGTGGAAAGATTGATGGGATTTTCGGTTGGGGGACCAAGAGGAAGGTCAGGCAGTTTCAGCGAATCAATCGTTTGAGTAGAGACGGGATTGTTGGACCGGGAACGTGGGCAGAAATGTGGGGCGACGATCCTCTGTCGTAGTTTTCTTTCTCCACCGTTGGCGAAGACAGGCTAAAATCTGCTTGTCGTAGATCTTAAAGTAGGCTTGTATGGAAGTTTTATCTGTACCATTGTCCTTGAATTCAAGTGGTGAATTCAAGCATGTCGATACTGCTAGTGACGAGTATAAGGCTGAACAGGTTCAAGTATTTGTTTTGACAAATAAGGGCGAGCGTCCGATGTTCCCGACGTTCGGTGTAACCGATCCCTCTTTTGACAACATGGCTGAGGAAGATATCTTGGAAGAGTTTTCAACGTTTTATGGAAGTTCCGTTTTGCTTGACCGTGTTAACATCATTAAGCGTGCAGGCGCAATCAACAGAATAGAAGTTAATTTTCTATAGGAGTTTATTATGGTATCCCCAGATTTTAGCACTTATGTAGATTTAACTCCCTTTGATGCTACTGTCACTTCGATTTTAGAGGAGAGCATCACGCAGGCTCGCGCTTTGATTCCAAGTTGGGAACCTCGCGTCGGGCAAATGGAAACAACTTTGCTGGAGGCGACGGCGTATCAAACGGCGACTTTGGCAAATGCTGCAAATCGCCTACCTGCTGCGACTGTGGAAACACTATTGAAGTTGTATGGGGTTACTCGCTCCAATGGCGTGAAGGCATCCGCAACCATAACGATCAATTTCACTGATGCCGCTGGTTACACGATTCCCGTTAGCACTCCGTTTGCTTACTACGGTAGTTCTGGTGAAGTTTTGGTGTACATGTTGGATGCCGCACAGACTGTGAGTGTGGGGGCATCGCAACTTACTTTGTCTCCGGTTACGGCTCAGGCCATTGGATCGGCATATAACAATCCTCCGAATGGAAGTGTGTTACAAGTGCTGGCAACGGTTCCTTATATTTCTTCAGTTGTTCTTGATGCCAAACCTGCTTTGGGTGCGGACGCTGAAACAGATGAGGTGTATTTTTCTAGAGCCATAACGGTCTTGGCTGGGTATTCTTCTGTGTTGGCAACCGAGACTCAAATCCAAAGTTATGTGTTGTCAAACTATCCGGTTACTGGTTTCCGTGTGAAGACGTACAATAAGCGACGGTACGCGGATAGAAACATGGTGACTGGTGGAGTGGAACACACTGCTCATATTCTGATGTCCCTCGCTAGTGAGAATGTGAATGGGTATTCCCGTTCAGTCAATGATGCGACTCTCGCTGCTGCGGATTTGGCTACCATCACTTCTGTTTTGAATACGAAGGTTGGTACTGGGCTTTCTATTGAAGTTCATAATGCAGAATTGGTCGGCGTTGGTGTGACGTTGGAAGTTTACAAAACTACTTCGGCTGCGTCCGGAACGGTGAATGCAGCCGTTCAGACGGCGTTGAGAACGTATTTGGATTCCGATGTTTGGGATTGGGAACGGGTGGTTCGGAAAAATGAAATCATTAGTTTGGTGGATGGGGTTACGGGCGTTGATTATGTCAAGTCAGTAACATTGTCTCTACCAGAGGAAACAGTTGCTTGTGCAACTACGGCAAACTTGGGTGCAACGTATGCCAATGGAACCCTTGGGGTCGGCGCAACACTAACCAACAGCGGCAGTCAGGCTGCGTTTACTGTTGATGGAATCACGCCGTCTGGTGATGCTCGCATCTTGGTCAAAGATCAAAGCAATACTTTTGAGAACGGTGTTTATACCTTGTCAACAGTTGGTTCAGGTTCGACCAATTGGGTTTTGACTAGGGCAATAGATGTAGACGTTGTTGGTGAATTGTGTGTTGACAGGTTTGTTTGGATCACGGCGGGTACGGCCAATGGTTCCGAAGGGTGGTCTTGCAGCGTTGCCCCCACGACAATGGGTACGGATGCTGTCACTTTTGTTCAAACAACTACGGCTGTTCGGGCAGAGGTTATGGCGTCGGCTGCAACGGACACGACGGGTGCTTTGATTGGTGATGTTCGTTTGAATCATTTGGGGATGCTGACTTATCCAAGCACAATATCTATTACGGTAACTTAAGATGACGTTTGTCAATTTATTAAAGACGGATACTCAAAAAGTATTCGAGATCAATAGATGGTCAGCCGTTAATGCCACCATTCAAACAGTGGGTGGCTTGGGCGAAAGAATGCTCAATTTGCGCGGCACGGTTCGGAGTGAAGGAATCAATGTTACTTCTGTTGCTGCGGGTGACGTAGAACTCAGGTCTCCGATTTTTCCTATTCCACCCGGTAAGGGTTTTGTTGCAACGGGGATTATGAAAATAGGGAAGACGCTGGCTGGGGAAACTCTCAGTATGAGAATGGAATATTTTAATGTTAATGATGTAAGTGCTGGTGCCGTCTTAGGTTACACGGGCGAAAAAGGAAATGGTGCCGCGTGGGTGGCTTCCACTGATGCCCATATAATAGAAACAAGTGTCGCTGCTACCGACATGTTGTCAGGACAATTGGCGATTATTCCGTTTACGACAGTTGCCTACGAATCTGGTTTTTCATTTGGAAATCCGGTCATTGACAGGCGACGATTTTGGGTTCCCGAGGACGCCAACTATGCTCGTCTGATCTTTGAAGTTGAAAGTGTCAACGCAGCCAGTCTCATGTTTGCCATTTCTGATGTTTGTGTAGTTGATTTGCTGGCAACGTTTGCGACTAATACGTTTTTAAATACATATGAAATATTGCCAGACTTTATTAAGGCAGCGGATTTAGAAGAGAATTCTAATACTTCAGGTCATCAAAGTTTAACAAAGAAACTACTGTCCGCTGCCTACGTTAGTGCTGTGTCTGTCGGTGAGGAACTTCGGGGTTGGGGTTACACCAGAGCAGAGGACACTGTGACCAACACGGAATTTTTGTCAACTTTAACTGATCCTCAGAATGTATCTAAATCATATCTAACATGGTTGGCTCAACTGGTGGGAGTCAGACTGAACAATCCGTTTACCGGAACGAGTATGTGGTTGTCTCTGGCCGGTTGGACCGATGCGGAGGACGCTACGACATGGCAGAATTTGGATGTTTTGGATGAAGAATCGTCAGAAGATTCTGTTACTTGGCAGTTGGCACGTTCTTCCACTTATGAAAGTATTGATGCTTATCGTCAGCAGATTCAACATGCCTTCAACGGATTGAACGCTGGCGCACCGAATGCAATGCGTTCTTATTTGAAAACGGTTTTAGATACAACCACTCCAGATAACTATTTTACAAGAATCAAGACCCGTTATCGGGAATCACCATTTTGGTCAAGTATGTTTTCGATTCGGAAGTTGATCCTGATCCTGATGGGACAAGGATCGAAACGGAGATGGCTCCAACTTTGTCTGCTGGAGTAGTGGGGAGTCAGTCTAATAAGTCAAGAGATGCCGCAGAGTTTGCTTTTGAGGCAAAGGAGGTTCTTGAGGCGAATGTTCCGGGCGGTGGTCTTGACAAAAATGATGAGACTGTGTTGAAGTTTGGCAATAGCGCATGTCAGGCTATTCCGGATGCAACCGGTTCGGGTCGGCATATTTCACTCATTGGAGAACCGGCTACTCCGAAAGCATCACGATACGGCATTATTGCTGGGGCACGGTACAACACCGGGTTTGCTTTTTACCCCAGTTCTATTCAGGGATCTGGTGCCCACATCAATTTGGCTGCCACGAATACTGGAGTTTCAGGAGCCACCGACTACATCTTCCATGTTGGGGACATCAAAGTAGGTAGTAGTTCAAGTATCAGTTTGTTCAAGCAAGGCACTTCTGCGGCTGCCGATCATCGTGAATGCGAAATCTCTGATACTGGGACACTCAAGTATCATTCTGCAACTGGATCCCCCGTGTCGTCTACTGCCTATAGTTCTGCGACTCACGATTTGTCGTATGATTTTTCTCAACCGGGTGACAGGTGGATACGATTTTCTGTTACCACAACAGGCGGTAGTGGTAATGGGACGGTGAGTTTTTATGTTGCTCCGACGATGCAGGATGCGCTACACCCCACGACCTATTTGATCAATACTGTGAATAACTCAGCGGCTCCGAACGTGTATGACAACACGGCGATTGCAGAGTTTTTCAAGGTTTCTCATGATGCCAACGGAATTATTGGATATCGGGCGATTATCAATGATGGGATTTTGAATACCAACTATTTGGGGTGGGCGTTGTCTACTGCTGCCGATTTGAATCTTACGAAATATACGGGAACAACGGGTACGTCGGCCAGTGTCATTGCCGAACTGTACGACGGAATAGATGACTTTGATCAGGATGCGACATTAAACAAAGATGCAAATACTTGCCAGTGGACTATCCAATACGAAGCCTCCCCCACTCCTCTGTCGAATTGGATCGGACTCCCACACACGGGAACAGACTATTTGTATCTAGGCAATCAGAGCAGTGCCGGTGACAGTCTTGTAGTTTCAGGAATGGATTCTGATTCTTACAATTGGACAGTCACCTATACTGGTGGCACTACGGCAACAGGAAGCGGCACTGCAACCACATTCACTTGGGCTGCTGCGACCTACGGTGGCAAACTGATTGAGAAAATAGATGTAGTGGGGACTAAAACATATTCGTTCACACCGAGCATCATTACCACCCACACTGAAAACACCAGTACGGGAACCGATACACAAAGTGGCACATGGAC